AATGAACCAACGTTTACAATACCTGATTGAGATGATTGCCATGCTTTCATTACTTTAGTACCTACATAGATTACAGTATCTTCTTTACCATATACAGTTGATGGAATAGCATCAACAACACCAGTAAGAATATCTACTACGTTATCTTTAGATACAGCTCCATTTGGCCATACAGTTGAACCAGAAATTGCTGGTTGGAATGATGTAGCTGAACCAGATGATGCAGCAACTACTGTTTCAAATCCTATAAAGCTACCATTACCAATACCACCTTGCCAGATTGAAGTTTCAGTTGCTTCTGCAACTTTACCACCTACATAAGAAATTAGGTAATCAGTAAAGTTTCTTGGGATTTCATCAAAAGCAGAATATCCTAAAGATAATGCTTCCCATGAATCTAAGAAGTTTTGCTTACATAATTCTAAGTTTACTTGCAATTCTTTTGGTTCTAAGATAGTTTCTGTAATTGCTACAGAACCAGAAGTTGCAAAATCACATGATGCATCTTGTACGATACCAGATACATCTAATTTTTGAATCACCTCTTTGTATTTTACATTCGGGTGAATCTCTACGTTTCCTTGGTCAAGTGTTTTTGCACTTAACAACGCTGCTGCAATATAATCTGAACTAGCTTCTCCGGCATAAGTTGAGGTTACAGTTGGCAACGCAAAGTTTTGTTGTTTTCTCATTTTTTCTCTCTAATTAATTAGTTGTTATACATTCTTGAAAGAACAGATGAATGATAGTTAGGAGTAAGTTTCTTATTAGCTACTTTACTAAACTTAGATGCTTCAACAGGTGCTCCATCAAGTTTTTTAGCTTCTACTTCCTTCTCATCTTCTTCCTCTAGTTCCTCTTCAATAGTTTCTTCTTGTGCTTCTTCTAGTTTCTTTTCTAACTCATCAATACGATAAGCCATCTCTTCTACTTTCTTAGCAACATCTTCTAAGTTGATAGTGATTTCATCTTCACCTTCTTCAGTTACTTCTTCTTCGAGTTCTTCCTCGTCAGTTTTCTCTAAAGCCTGTGGGATATCTTCATCAACTTCAATAGTTTCTGCTGACATGTCCTCTTCTTTATCATCTCCGTGCTCTTCAAGTTCTACGTTTTCACGTTCCTTGATGACACCTCCCTCCGTAATGATTTTGAAACGAACAGTTTCACCTTCAGCACCGGTGAGTTCTAATTCGTGTTCTCCATCTGGTGCTGGTGTTTTTGTTCCATCTTCTGAAACAACTTCAACAGATTCACCTACATCGAAAGTTGGAGATTCAAGAATAGTACCATCTGCAAGTTTTGCGTAAGCAAGTTTTACATCTTCTTCGTTCTTTAACGATAAAAGTTGCATAATCCTACCTAATACTGTGTTTGAATCCATAATTATCTCTCGTTTTTAAATTTAACCTTATAACAAATAAGGTTGGGTTTATAGTAATTTTTAATTTATTTGTGACCAACTAGTACCATTGTGATAATACAAGTTAGAAGCTGATACTGCTAATTGACCAGTAGCACCTGTTGGTAGAGGGTCTTGTGCTGGTAATTGAACTACCGAATTAAACTCTACTGTTCCTGTTGGTGAATTTATACTTGGTGTAACTAGTTCTTCTACTGCTTGAAGTTGAGTAGCTTCTATTGGGTTACCTTGTTCTAATATTAAAGAACCACTAAGGATGGTGTTATTAGATATAGTTAGGGTACCTGTTGATGAAGCTATAGCTGGTGTAACTAGTTCTTCTACTGCTTGAAGTTGAGTAGCTTCTATTGGGTTACCTTGTTGTAAGATTAAAGAACCACTAAGAATAGTGTTATTAGATATAGTTAGAGTACCTGTTTGTGAAGTTATAATTGGTGCAACAAGTTCTTCTTCTGCAACTACTTGAGTTGCTGAAATTGAATTGTTAGCTTCTAAGTTAACAGAACCACTAATATCAACATTGTTAAATATAGTTACTTTTCCAGTTGTTGAGATTATAGATGGAGTAACTAATTCATCATATGCTTGAACTTGAGTGGCTTCTATTGGGTTACCTTGTTGTAAGATTAAAGAACCACTAACAACAGTATTCATCCCTAAAGTTATAGTTCCTGTTGGTGAAGCTATACTTGGTGCAACCAATTCTTCATATGCTTGAACTTGAGTGGCTTCAATTGGGTTACCTTGTTCTAATATTAAAGAACCACTAATAATAGTGTTATTTCCTATCGTTACTGTTCCTGTTGGTGAAGCGATATTTGGTGCAACTAACTCTTCTGCTTGAAATTGAGTTGCTACTACTGGGTTACCAGATTGGACTTGTATTGAACCACTAACAACAGTATTGTTAAATATAGTTAGGGTGCCTGTTGGTGAAGCGATACTTGGTGTAACAAGTTCTTCATCTGCAACTAGTTGAGTTGCTGAAGCTGAACCAGTTACTACTAATCCTCCACCTAATCCAATTTTAGGTCCAATATCTAATATTCCCTCATGTCTTAAAGTACCATAAGTTTCAATATCAGGATCTCCAAGATTAACTAAACCTTGTGAGTTTACTTTTAATTTTCTACTACCTGATGCAAATATATCTAAAGGAGTTGTTCCACCTAAAATATTTACTGATGTTCTAAATCCTTTGTCTGCTACAATATTACTACCAAAATGAACTGAAGCATCTCCTCCTTGATATTCTGCAGAAGATGAAATATATTGGTAGAATAAAGGTACTAATGGTGTTCTTGGAGTAGTATATTGTGGTCCTGTTGCAACATATACACCAACTGTATCATAGTATGAAGAATCTAAACTATATCCATACGAAATAATTCTTGATGGAGTACCTGATATCCATAATGAGGTATCGTTATTATCTGAATCTTCAGACCTACCCCATAAACCAGCACTTGTAAATTTAGTTAATGGAAAACTATCCACATTACTTTGAATACCAATTGAATCAGTACCTATTGTAGCAAGATTATCCTCATTATCTCTTACATATATTTTAGCTTGAGTTCTATCTGATTTTAGATACATAGAACCTGTTAATTCTAATCTTCCCTCACCTTGTTCAGCTGATGATGAGTTGTATAATGTTAAGATATCCTGACCTTGTTTCTGTATTGTAAATGCCTTAAAATCAGTATTTGATGTTTGGTCATTTATTGTTTGTGGTTCAGTAAATGTATTAGCTACGTTTGTATAAGCAACATCACTACCTAAAGTTAATCCACTACCATCACCAACGAAAGAACCTGTAAAGGTTGAACCTGTTACATCACCTGATGCACTTATATTACCTGATGCGGTTACATCACCTGTTACTTGAACTGATGTTGCACCTCCACCTAATGCTTGTAATTGTATAGGATTGCCTACTATTCCAGTAAATCCTCCGTTTACTGATACAAATGAAGAACCGCTTGAATGTCCTAATACTATATAAGATGCAGCCCCACTACCAGTATTTGCATTGTATATACCTACTTGACCAGATTGACCTGTAAAACTAATTCCATTACCTGCTTCTCCCCAAGAACCACTAATTTTATCTCCACCATAGGTACTGATACCTCTAATAGATGAATTAGTAAACTTATCTACACCATTAAATCCACCTTCTATGATTACTGGTGATGAATCTCCAGGACCTGATGTTACTGTAAATGCTGTTGAGGATGGGTCATCAATTGTTACTGACCCACTAATTATTTGGTCACCATTAAATGTATTTGAACCAGTAGTTGCTACTCCTACTGGTACGGCTCCTGAGAATGATGAGGTTGGTATTGGTTGAGCAACTCCATCTATATCTCCTACCCATGCATATCCTTCTTGTATATTTGGAACATCATTACTTCTACCACTACCTAATACTAATATCTCTCCTTCTGTTGCATTTGATTTTACACAAGTACCAATGTTCTGTATTAAAGCAGAACCTGTTGGTTTAGTTGAAGTTAAAGAACCATCTCCATTTACATATACTGTAGCTCCTGGTGTAAGGTTAGAAGTATTAACACCTCGTATTCTACCAGTTAAGATTACTTCTCCTACTGCATTATTTGAAATTGCTTCTTGAGTAATACCAATTGCTGGCATTAGGGTTGGTTCATCATAAGAAGCTGTATTAATGTTTATCTTATCACCAGTTACACCTGATGAATGTACTGCATATCCTTTAGGGATATCATGACCTGATGTATTCTTTGCAAGTACGAATATTTCATAGGCGTTATCTGAAATAATTGCGTGTGATGCAGATAATGCGTTATCAGCATATGAAGCTGATAAAACAGCTGAACCAGTTAATGCAAGTGAATCTGCTATATCACTATTGAATTGTCTGATATCAGCAGGTGTGATTTCTTGTGATGTGTTGTCAGGAAACAGAAAATTACTCTGTGATATTAACCCTTGTCTATCTAATTGACTCATATCTTATCTCTATATTTAATCTATCAGTATATCAAAACCACTTGAGAATCCACTTGAGAATGCTCCTGTCTCTACTGGAGGTATTGCATTGATTCTACCAATTCCTTGATTGGTCAAATACCCATCACAACATCTTACCGAATATGTGTTGGAATTTAAACACAAACAACCTCTACGAGAGTTTCTCGGAGAAGAGTGTGAAAGAGTAGGTCCAATATAAAGACCAGATGCTCTGTGTTTTCTAAGTTTCCTTGAATATGACATTATTCTTTTATACCTATAACAAACTTAACGAGGTTTATATTTGTTCATATGTTCCTTATGGATAAGTTTTTCCATTAAGGCTTTATCAGATAGGTATGCGAGGTAGAGTAAACATTCCTCTAAGGGTTTACGAGTTATCTCATCAAACTTTAAGATATCTTCTCCTGCAAGTTGGACAACTGTTGAATAGCTTCCCCACTTTCTTCCAAAATTGACTTGATGTTGGGTGATATCTCCATCTGGTTCTTCAAAGAGTTCAGGGTACCTTTCACTAAGTCCTTGTATAAACGAATAAAGAAAAAAAAACAGCCAAAGTGAAAATCCATTCCCACATCCCACCATTTATCTTCATCCCATGGTTCTACTCCATTGTATTGTTCTATCTCATAGAGTGCTCCTTTGGTTTTCTTTATAGGTCTGTATAAGATAGATAAGATAGTTGGCCATTCATTATTGAGTTGTATATTCTCAAACTTAGAGATATCCAAGTATGCTCCATAAGGCATTGTACTCAAGTTAGGTTCAAACCCATACTCAGTATCACCAATGGTTATTCTTCGTTGTAAAGGATAATCTGTCTTTCCTAAGAGTTTAGTTAAATCTTGTCTGATATTTGATATAACATCACTATCTAACTCTTTAACCATATCAGGAGTTATTCCTGTCAGGTTATATACCAAGAATGCATCTTGTGCTTCAGTATCACCTTCGTGAGTATCTAAATCTTTTTGTAATTGAATATATTGTTTTAGTGATATTGCACTAAAATCATTGGGTACTGTTATCTCTATCTGTTTCTTCATAGTTTATATCTATAATATCTTTTGGTTGTTCTAAATCTGATATCTTCATGTTCTGATATCCTATGTGAGATTTAAGTTGGAAGTTCTCACCTCTTTTCTTTATCACCTCACCATTCTTTAACTTGAGTTGAGCTTGTAAATCTTCTATATCGTTCTTTAGTTTGTTAACATAGTTGGATAACATAATGATATCCATATACAAATCTTCTCTACTTTTCTCTGTAAACTCTTTTGGTATTTGTTGTGCCATTACTTAAATGTTAGTGTGTATTTTCCTTTGTTCTGTTGTTTGATTGATAATCTTGACATTGCAACATATCTTAATCCATCAATCAAGTGGTCTAATCCACCTTCGGGTTTATCTAATGCAATCCCATACTTATCTGTTGCCCATTGGTAAGAATAAAGTTCGTTAATTAAGTTCTGTGAACTTCTTGGTACACATATACCATAGTTCTGTAATACTCCTATACCGAACTTAATTGAATCAGGTCCTTTCTTTACTGGTTTAATATTGAAACCACTTCTGTATATTTCTTCTATCAACCTTGGTTCTGCTGAATCTGCCCATATCTCTGTGTTACCAACATTTAGTTCATCAAGTTTATCTATGATATCTTTGGTTACCATACCTTTTTCATATAGTAACTCTCTAACATATAACATATCACCTTTCTTGTGAACTGCTACCAAAGCAGTTGGGTCATTGGAAAATCCAAAGTCAAGACCCATTGCAATCAATTCTTCTATTGGGTTATCATCTACTATTTGGAATGTAAAGATTGCTCTATCGTTAGGAGCAAACTCACCTTTACCATAGATTGCCCAATACTTTGGATTCTTCCATTCTAAATCCTCGATAGCCTTAACCATTTCTTGTGGTAAGTAAGGATTATCTTTGTAGGTAGTTACAAATCTTTCTACATCATCTTGTTCTCTTAACCAATGGTAAGGTGAAACAGTTGGGTTATAAGCTAAAACTATATTGCCTTGACAACGAATAGAAAGTTGGAAGTAACTTTCCTCATCTATCTCGGATGCTTCATCGATAAATAGGACATCTGATTTAACCCCTCTTAACTTCTCAGGATCATCTGTATTGATAAACGATAAGGTAGAACCATTCCCAAAAGAAAAAATCCTGTCTGAGATGTTGTATCTATCTGTTTCCCAAATTCCAAGTGTAGTAAGGATATCCTTGAAATCTTTAATCACAGAACGTTTAAGGGAAGGAACAGTTCTTCTTACCACAGTTACATCTAATCTCTCTTGTAAACAACGAACAATCAACCATTGGAGTATCGCATATGTTTTACCCGAACGAGTACCTCCAATATGTTGAGTTATTCTCTTCTTAGCGTTAAGAAGATTATCAAAAGTTACAGTTGTATCAATGGTTATCTTCATTCTTCAATTTGTTCGTCCGAACCACTCCTATTGATGTTCACAGTTATCTGTTGTATTCTCTGGTCTATCTCTGCTCTCATCTCTACCGATTTTTGTTTAGGTACAATGTATTCTAACAATCTTAGATAAAGTTTTGCAGCCTCTGTGGGGTTTTCCTTCCTAATCTTCTCTAAATCCTCTGAGATGTTGTTTAAACCTTGATTTGCAACACGAGCAATAGTTAACTTTGCCTGTTCAGTACTTCTGTTCAGTGCTCCTTTTGGTCTCCCTTTACCTAACTTATTGTTTTTCTCGAATGGCATGTTTTCGTATGTTATTTAAACATATAACAAAGATATATAGATATATTAGTAAAGAGTGTATTGAACTAATAACTCTTCTCCTTCACTTATCTTTCTAATACTATGCAAAGTTCTTATTGTCAACCCTTCTTTTATTATACAGTTAGGATTATCTGAATGATTGATAAAACCTCCTAATGGTGTTCTAATTATCTCATCTTCTATCCAATGGTGTGTTATACCAAATGAATGATTATCGTTTATCTCAGTTGTTGTAAATAACCCCAGTCCATCTATATTAGATTGTTTTATGGTTACTTCATTTGGTAAAGGTCTATATGTACCTTTAAAATCCTTCACTTCTATTGATGGTCACCTTCTCTACGAAGTTCTTTCAACATTCTATCGTTTTCTCTGATAGCTTCTTGTTTTTCTTTTCTACGTTTAGTAGTAGGTTTGATGTACTCTTTTCTTTTCTTTAACTCTTGTATATGTTCTGATTCTTTTACCAAACGTTTAAATAGTTTAAGTGCTCTACCTATATCACCTTTTCTTACTCTTATCGTTACCAATGATTTCTTCATAGTTGTATATTTGTATATAGATATATATTAGTAGTAGTTAAAATCAGTTAATCGGTTTCCTTTTTGGTTTCCTCTTGCTTTCTGTTCCATCAAAGCTTTATCTGATTCAGAGTAAGTATCCCAAACAAACTTTTGATACCAACCTTCTTTTTCGTGCATCAAATCACAAATTTCTTTAATATATTGTTTCCAAAGGTGATGGTTGTTGTAATCATGATTCAAAGATTGATTTGCTCCTTGTGGTCTATACCATAAATCAGTTGGATATCTTTCTTTTATCTTTTGTTTTTGTTCATAGTACTTCTTGTAGTATTCGTTCTCCATTAACATATCTTCATTTTTAGAAGATATTGCATTTTTTGAGTATGGCATCATTTATTGTATTTATCGTTAAACTTATCTTTTAAATGTTGTTTTATCTTTTTTACGTTTAAAAACGTAGTGGATTTACTAATCCCTATATCCTTTGATAGTTCTTCCATCGTCTTATCACCAAATACATAAAGTTCATATATCTTAGCTGATGACCACATAGAGGTACTTTGTAGAAAATCTATCTCTTTCTTTATCTCATCAAACACCTCTTGATTGTTTATATCCGAATTTATATCGTATGGTATATCTTCTGTATCTCTCCATTTATCAGGATATATCTTTTTGTTTTCTCTTTTAACCAAGTTTATCCAACGAGAACGTAAAAAGTTATGACAGTACAAAAGATTAAAAGAATCATTGAAGAATAACTTTGGGTTCTTCTTCTCACCAAGATAAAGATATAAATCTTGTACCAAATCTTCTGCAACTGGTTTGTTCTTGGTTAGATTATAACTAACTGCTTGCAACCAATCATTGTGTTTAAGGTAAAGGGTTCCTAATCTTGTCTGTATCTCTATTTCTAAAGAACCACTATTCATACCAATCTTTAACAAAAGCTCTTATAGTTTCAACACCTCTTCTCCAATGTTGTGCAGATTTACCACACATACAAGGTTGTTTTTCTTGAGTGTTTACTATTTTAGTGTATTTACTCCATACCCATCCTGCAACATCAGGAGATAGGTGTGAACCAATACCTTCTATAACTTCTTTCATCTCAGATACTTCTTCTTCTGTGAATCTTTCTCTATCTAATTGTGTCATAATTACCAAAGTTTTATTTCATTACATCTACCATCAAACTTTTTACAAGTCAAACGATTTAACCATTGTTCTCTTTCACAACAACCACAAGTTTGGAATCCAAACAAATCTACTGCAATCCATGATGCAATATATTTTCCCCATCCAAGTGTTACAATATTGATTAGAACTGCTAACCAAGTTCCTAATTTAATTTGACATAAATCTACCTTTTTCATCTCTTTTACGGTTTACCCAAACTGGGATATTATCTTTTCTAAAATCTGTTTCTGTATAATAATCTTTTAAATCAGGGTTATATCTTACTGTATGTGTCTTTCTTTCACCACTTGACCAATCTATCTTGTGTACCACATCCTTTATAACTCTAAATACTATGTTAGGATTGATATCATATATCTTAGCAACTTTTTTATAAGAACCAAGTTTTTTATAATGTTCGATAAACTCATCTCTGTATTCTCTCCAATGGGTATCTTTTCCTTTGTAATATTTGGTTTTGTTATTCCTTGGAGTAAGTAATTGTAAGTTATCTATTGAGTTATTAGTTGTATCACCATCAATGTGGTCTATCTCTTTACCTTCAGGTATCTCACCTTTGAAAGTTTCCCAAACTAATCGATGAACATATTGTAATTTACCCTTCGGATACTTTTCATTAAATAATCTTACTTGAAAGTATCCCTTCTTACTCTGTGATGCTCTCTGTGGTTTTAAAACTTTTGCTTTTTTCCACATACTTGATATCACTTCACCTTCTTCTGTGATTTTATATTTGTTGTTATATCCTTCTATTACTACCATATCATAATGTTATTGATTGTATCTTTATCTCATCATCTAAGATGTTATCTAAGAACCATTCCCACTCTTGTATCTTTTCTGATAACATCTGATAATCTTTTACCGCCTGAGGTTCTGAGTAAACATAGTAAAGTGCATTCTCTTCTATCTGTTGTTGAACCTTACTGTACTCGTTTATCTGATGTTTAACGAACTTTCTCAACTTAGGGTATGATATTATACTATCGTTGGGTGCGAAGTGTTCTAAGAAGTTCTGTGATTTGTCTATATCGTTTCCATGCATAATCATCTTGTCCACTTTGTGCTAATGTAAGTTGAGCTCTTTGTTCTTCTTCAAGCTTTTGGATTTCTTGTTCTCGTTTCATAGTATAATAAAATCATCTTCATCTTTAGGTGTTCTCAACTTTCTCTGATTGATTACGAAAAGATTGATTGATTTCCATTGTTTAAAATAGAACCTTCTTGTTTC